TTAATACGTATATTGTAATTTAACATAGGTTTTTGAGTTGTCGAAGTTATGTTCAACACCCACACCTAAATATTTGCCATCATCAGATATTTTTCGTGATACCGTATATCCAACCTCAGCAGGTTTCCAGTCATCAATATTTTTCGGTGCATACTCAATTTGTCTCAACACTTTTTTATATGCATGTACATTATACTGATTTAAGACTACTGGCTCCGTATCTTGATACTTCGTTAAATCAACTTTTTGATCCGGATTTTTGGGGTCAGTAACAATGGCAAAGTCGGCACCTGAAGCTTGTCTTTCTTTTTCAATAACAACCGGAACCTGTTGAACAATCGTGTGAGTAATTGTATCAGGTTGTTTGTTCTTTAATGAAGCAATCTGTTTTGCTGCTTCATTAAGCTGATCCTGTTGCAATTTTACTTTTGCACTATCAGCAGCCGCTTTTATCCCTGCAGTGGTTTCTGCTTCCGTTTGAGTTTCATACGTTACTGGCTTTGGTTGGTGAAAATATTCATAAAGAAAATACCCCCCTACGCAAAGTAAAGCCACAACAAGAACAGTTGCGGCTATTTTTATTTTATTTGGTGAAATTTTAAATACATCAATCATATTATTGTCATCTCCTTAAAACACTTTATAAAGAATCACTGCAAGAAATACGATTTCGACCGCATGTGCTGCAAACGTGCCGTATTTCTGCACAATACTTTGTTCTACGGTAGTGATTGCGGTTTCTGCTTCCGCTTTTGCATTTGCTATTTTTACCTGCAAGTTTTTAATTTCTTCTGAGAATAGATCTGCGCCGGCGGCTTGCATTTGTGCAATAGCTGCCTCCATTTTGGCAATATCGTTTTTAACTGCTTCTGTCATTTTACATATGCTCCTTTTAATTTTTCTTCTATTCGTGCCAATTCATCCTTAATGTCAATCAAGCCTTCGCTATCTACTTTCAAGGCTGCTAAATCATCCTCAATCTGTACAAGGTCAAGGTTATTCAACTGTAGCACCCTCTTCATATACAGGAACACCATAGCTAGATAAATCCAGTCCTGCAACATAATCAAACGTATTATCTGCTCTATTTGCATACCCAGTTGCATAATCTTCGCAACCTGCGGCCGATGCATACTGTTCGTGGAATAAATCCCGCACTTTTGCCAGCGATCTAAGATCATATCCACGATCTTGTCGACGCTGCAAAAATCTCGACACTACATAATGACTGGTAGGACACCAAATGCCGGCATAAATCGTACAACGGCTATCATCAAGCGTTTCAACTTCCTGTAAAGTATCCACATAAGTTGCAGTGTCTTCGGCGAGTAAAGCAATTTGTGCATCTTGACCTTCCTGTGAATCAAGCAACTGTGCTAATAAGTCAAGTTCTCCAGCCGCCTCTATATCGCTATAAGCTCGACCTGCATAATGGTCGCCTCCTGGTATCGAAGACAGTAATGATTCTGCCCTGCCACCTTCCCATTGTGAGCAGCCAATACTTGGGTAATCACCAGCCGTGCTGCACGACACCGCATTAAATCCACCTTCAACTCCCGTATTTACTAAGCCTTTTGCTATTTCTCTAGCTAATTCTTCTTTTGTCATTTTTCATCATTACCTTTCTTTTCTGCTTTACCGCCCATATATCCAACTAAGCCGCTGGCTATAGACATTGCAAGTTCATTCAGTGCAAAAAAAATCGCCATCATCAAAGCTGCAACCAGCCCGATTCCGACAATTTTTTCGGTATTCAATTTTTCATCCACCATATATTGGCTCCTTAATTATGGACAGCACCATATATTGCAATTGCTGTCGTAATGACCCATGCAATGATATTGGTATATCCTTTTTGTGATTTTTCTCGTTCCGACAGCATGGTTTCCAGCCTCGCTGTCCGTTCAGCCATTTCTCTAATTTGATCAGACAAATTATCTATCTTGGAATATAATCTCTGAATTTGATCATCACCCATATGCACCTCCGAATTTCCGACATAAAACTTCTTTTTTTATTTTTGGGCATAAGAAAAGGCAGCCTATTCATAAGCTGCCTGCACTGTGTTATAATATTGTCTTGAGATAGTTGATGGTGTCGGTTTTTCCTACTCCTAGAGTAGGGGGTGGTTCTGTGACAGTTTTTGAATCCTTATCATTAATGATAAGTTTCGGTATACTGATCGTAGCCATTCTTTCATTCCGTAAATAACGGCATGAAAAAAACCGCCTAGCGGTTGCGAGCGGTCTTCTTCATAAAATTTTCAATTTGAGGAGAGCCGACGCGTCCAAACATCAACTATCTCTTTGTTTATATTATAACAAAACCTTGATAAATTATCAATGGATATCACTCGCTACGGTGGGTGATTTTTTAGTTGGAGCATTAATCCCTAACTTTTGCCATTGATTTTTGTGCAATATCTAGCTGTTTTTTCTTCAAATCAGCCACTCGGCTATCATCTCCTTTTTGAGTGGCGAGACGTTCCATTTTATTAATATATTCCATATTTTGATTGGCGTAATTAAGCAAATTATAATTATGAAGAGTATCACTATCCAATTTTGTTTTTGTTGCTTTTGCACCGTTATATGCTTTCTGTACCTCGTCAAGTTTGTCGTAAAAGTCTTGAACGGATTGCGGGCTTTTCATCGGATCAACCGTAAAAGCTTTCTGAAATGGGTTTTGATATTCCCGAGCACCGGATAGTGCATCCGCTGCATTAAGTGCTTGATTTGCCATACCGGCACCATAGCCACTAATTGTGTTATCAATCTTCCGAGGGGAAACACCAAATATGCTACCGATTTCTTTTGCTAATTCAGAAGTATTCGGACCGTATTGCATTTCATCCGGTAATTTTTGCTCTTTCTGAGGAACAATACTACGACCTTGGAAAAAAGAATAGTTTGTTGCCCATTCAATGATTGGGCCTACAGCAGTAGGCATGAAGTTTGGCAAAAAGGCTCCGGCTGCACTACTTGCCCATTCTTTCATTTCTTGTGGTCTACGTGTTTCCATATAATCCAACATTCGCTCCGGCATTGATCCAAACAAAACGCCCAAGCCAAAGGGTTTAGGAATACGATATACCGTATCACCAGCCTTAAAGCACCAGAATAAATTTTTCTGATAAGCTGGCAATTCTTTATACCATTGCTGGTCATGGTTCATAGCCCATAGCGCGATTGATGGCAGTGTGATATACATTGCCACTTTTGCCGTGGTACCTACAGGATTTTCTTTAAAGGCTTGGATAATACGCACAGGTTCCTGTACTCCTGCATTAAAGAATGCAATTACTTTATTTGCCGTTTTCCCATATACACCATGTTGGCTGAAATCAAGAGAAATATCTCGGGCAGAAAGAGCCGCATCTTCAACGGAAACGCCTTTACTTACAGCTCGACTATATTCTCCCAAACGTGTAGCCGTTTCAAGCATTTCCGAAAAGCCTCGCATGACTTGCACTGGATTATAATGATTCCAATAATATGCCACATCTTTTTTGTACAAGCCTTTCAACGAGCCTTGAATATAATCTCTATCCAAACCGACCATTGTACTCATAAGCGCACCGCTGGCCTTATATTCATGAAAAAGTTCATCTTGCTTTACCATATGAAAAATACCAGTTGCATGGTCAATGATTGGTCGAAATCCATACCGGGAGAATACCGCGGCACCAAATGTATCACGAACAATATTTTTAATAGCAAAATCCGGCATCAAAGTCGCACCAGCACGCAAAATCTGAGCTGGCGGGCTGAGTAATTTTGTGATGATATTGGCAGTATCCTTATTGACCGACATGATTGCTCGGTAAATTTCTGGCTCTGTTTGATAAAGCTTTTTCTCACCATTTTGCCAAACTGAAAAGGTACTGTCTTTCGTGTTTGCTGTTCCAGTGACTTCTTCGACAAGTTTTCCAACACGATCACCGTCTGCCATTTTAATAAAGGTTTGGCCTACGCGGTTTCGTTCTACGAGATTCAGCATAGCGTAAGTATTCTTTACAATGCTTTCAAGTGGGGAGACGACCTGCCGCGTGGAACCTTCTTCGGATATTGATTTGAGGGCAGCACGAACATTGCCGAACCCTTGGCCACCCATGCCGAAACCTTTTTCAAGACCGGATTCATCGGCAAAATCACGTGCCATTGGAACGTAGTTTTGATATTTCTTTGTCAAAGCATCGTATACTTCCGGCTTGATCATGCCATTTTCTTTAAGAATGCGAAGAATATTATCATTGTAGGTATAAATCTTCTTTGCAGCATCAGAAAGAGCCTGCGGGGCTCTTTCGATGATTGCCCGCGCATCTGCGTGTGACATTGGGCCTTTGTAATCGGGATAGATGGTTTGTAGTTCCGCTTGTCTCCTAGCAACAAGTAAAGAATCAAGTGCCTCGTGCCAGTTTTTTAAATTTCCTGCCTTGAGGTAATCTTGACGATTTTTTAGTTCTGGGCTAGCATCAAGTTCTTTGAGCACCCCCTTAATCGTGACCACTTTGTCGATGATATTGCCATAAACCTTATTCAGTGCTGCCTTAATTAGTTCTGGCTTATCACCTTCGACAAGCATCTGCGCTCGGGCAACAGAAGAGTTCTGTGCCAAACGCGCCATTTTATGCGGATCATCTTTTGTGGCAAGACGTTCCCCTGTGGCGCGTTCATAACTATCCGTCACACGTTTTAAGCCGACCTTATCATCGACCCAGTCCTCAACAAATTTTAATTTAGCCTGTTTTGCCCGTTCTTTTATGTTTGGTTTCATTTCGTCAGCATAAGAAACAGCGGCACGTCCCCGTGCCTCCGGAGATTGCCGCTGCCATGTGTCAACCATAGATTTTATTTCGTTTACTCGGCCTTTGATATCGGGGTTCTTTTCAAGTGCCGCCTTGAACTGGGAATAATATGCCGGCATCTCAGTCTTAGCCTTAGGCTCATTGGTAAGATAGTCTTTCATAAATTCAGCAATGCCCTCCGCGCGCTTCTGCGCTGGTTCATAAGCATCTTTGCCAAAACGATTATCAATCACTCGGCTAAATTCACGGTCAAAGGCTCCAGCATCGCCGCGAAGCCCAAGAGCCGCATCGGTAATATGCCCAATTTCATGAGCCATCGTATTTAAATCCCCATAATCACGTGTACGAATAACGCCAGAGTTATGATCAGCAAAGCCCATGACATCGGCTTTACCAATACGTCCAGCGCGGATTGGTACGAACAATTCAGAAGCACGCTTCATAATTTGCCGTTTGGTAATGGTATCACCTGTGTATTCACCTTTCGGTATTCCTTCCAAGCGTGGGGCGATTGGTTTACTCCCACCGTCTGTATCTGCTACAAGCTGAAAAGATTTTGCCCAATCATCGGCACCAGCTTGACGAGCGTATTCAGCCGCAGTCACATAATCGCCATTCATTGCCGCATCTTGGGCTTTATTGAGCATTTCTTCATTTACACCACGCATCTGCTCTGGCTGTTTTGCCTGCTCAATCGTATTATCGATTTCAGAAGTAAACTCTTTTTGCGTAGGTACCCGACTGAATTCCATAGATGGAGGCTTTATGTTATCGGCTGGGGTTTTATCTAAATATTGATTGACTTCCGGTCTTAGCTGTCCATCATCAACGCTGTGAAAATTATCGGGCTCAATAGGAGAACCATCTTTGCCATTCAATAGGTCAGCGGCAGAGAAATCTTTATTTGCAGGATTTAACGAATCAATAGATTCACCATTTAGAGATTTTTCAATATCAGCTTTGATTTGTTCATCTTGAGATATTGGACGATCGTCATTTGCATGATTCAAAGGCTGCCCTAAGATATCCGTATTTTCATTATTGGCGGTCGTTGAAGGGTTTTTATCTAAAACATCATCAACCGGCGTATCTGAATTATACCGCGGTGGTGTGTCGATTCCGGCGGCTGGTTTCCCTGCATCATTTCCCATCCGAGCCATAACACTATCTACATACTCATTTATGGATGGCTCATCACCATTACCTTGTGCGCGGTTTTTGGCTTCGTCTGACCACTTGACGGCATCCGGTCCAGCATACCAGGCAGTTGCCACGTCACGCCAATTTCCAAACTCATTGTAATACTCTTCGAACTTATGACGAGCAACAATATTTTGATTTTCCGGTGTCATTGGTGCGTCTGGAGATAATCCAGCATCCTCAGCCCATCTTGCCCAGTTATCAGGCATAATCTGAAATCTTCCAGCTGCGCCAGTTCTACCATTTTCAGCATTATAATTTCCTTCTGTTGATCCCGATTCTTGCCCGGAGATTGCACGTATAAAAGCATCAGTTCCGCCACCTGTTTGTGGTGTTGGGGCAGTATCCTGTGGAATATTTCCTTGCGCTTGTCTAAGCACTTCTGTAGGGTCATCCATCATTACAGCATCGGGAGCTTTTGGGATAGATTGGTCCATATTATCCAAAGTATTCATCGCATCGCCATATTGGGCTTTTACGCCATCTACAGTCTTTTTGCTGACATCATAGCCACCTTTGGCGATTGCTCCGGGTAAAAGAAGATCACTCCATAATTTCGATGGGTCATTTACGATATCTTGACCGAATTGCCCCGGATTTGAAACCAGATTTTTCACCGGCTGCACAATAGGGTCAACAAGTGTTTGATACGCCGTTTTTCCGGCAGCATTTGCATAGCGGTTAAGACTTCCATCATCACCACCTGTAGCCTGTCGGAGCACTTCATTCGGGTCATCTAAATTGGCTTGATAATTATCATGGACATCTTTCGCTAACTCAGGCATATATAAAAGACCGGCTGCTGCTCTAACTGGAGCAGGAACAAAAGGTGTTATTGCGACTTTTCCTGCAGGATTAGCGACTGCGTCACCGTACAACTGCCCAAGCTGTTGATTTTGTGCATCTGTGTCCGCCTGAATATCTTCATTGCTTCGGTTTACCATTTGGACAGGCTTTATAACGCTGACATCAGCAGCAACTTTGCCACTCCATCCTTTTAGCTCGTCAATGGCATTATTTCCAAAATCTTGTGCTGCTTCTATGCTGCGATTAAAGATATTACCATCATATTGCCCTTTATATCGAATCCCCATAGCTTGGTTGAGAACCTCTTGAGGGTCATCACCACCTGTAGCCTGTCGGAGCACTTCATTCGGGTCATCCATAAAATCGCCACCTTATTGAACATTATAATTATCTGAAATGTACTGTTTGATTTGATCATCATTCCAGTCGGGGTGCCTAGACATCATTGTGTCATAAATCTTATTTTCAGCATCGGAATTTATTCCTATTTTTGCACCTGCTTGCTGTTGAGGTGCTCCTTGAGATATCCCGGCAGCTTGTGCTAGGATTTGTTGAGCATTTTGATATGTTCCATAATTAGGATCATCTGTTTCCTGCACGTCTCCCATTTGGATGGCTTGCTTATGTGAATTTACCCATGATTGATGGGAGGCAATAATTCCTTTCGCTGCCGTTAACTGGGTATTTGCACCAGAGCGAGAAGCCGTACGCGCCGCAGTACGCATTTGTTCTGCTTTTAAGGTAGTTGCACTTTGCAATTTAGCATTAGCAGACGCGTTATCATGGTCATAATATTTAAACTGCAAATTTGCGCTTGCATCTGGTGTCATGGATTTATTAGCGGTAAATATAGGCTTTACCACACTACCATCATTGAAGGTTGCTGAATTCTTAGGTGTAGCAACGTATTGTATTTGCCCACCTAAATCCTTTGCTGTGATATTCACATCGTTTGCCGCAATAATTTGCGCCATATTGTTCATATCAAGCCCCGGTTTGCCCATCTGCTTAGCGGCATTATTATATTCCTGCAAAGCCCATAAAGCTTGCTGTTTTGATTGCGGAGTAGATAAATCTCTAAGTAGATATGGAGCAACCGCCTGCCTATTAGCTGAGTCCTGTTGATCGGCATAGGATGATAGTTTATCTTGAATCGCTCCATCTACCATGCCACTTACTTTCTCCGCCATGGCAAGACCGTGCTTTTGAACCAGGTCCTTCATTGTTTGTATTTTTAAGTTTTTTAACTGTGAAGCATATTCGTTATATGAAAGCGTTTTCGGTGCCTGGTCATCTTGGAAGCCGTATTCTTTTTGCATTGGATTTGCAAAAGAATACTGGCTGTCATTTGTCGATTGCTGTTGATGAGTTTGTGACGAATTAGCTTGTGCCTGCGCTTTAGCGGCTGCATCCGTTCCAACATAAGTATCACCAACATACCAATCAGGATTAGCCGCCTTCGCTGCGGCAAACTGGCTATATTCTGCCTGTTTATTCGCATGAGATGAAGGGTCTAATGAACTATATTGTTGAGCGGCTTGCATCAAACTATTATTTGGGTCAAGAGCCGCAAACTTTTGTTTTTGTTGTTCCATATCAGAAAACACGCCATTGGGAGCAGGTAGATTATTTGCCTGCAAAGGCATGAAGCTTTTAGCCGCAATCTGTGAAGCATCTTCTTCCGGAGCAACTGCAACTTGATTATATTTAGGCTGGCTTAGCGTATCCGCTTGCGTTGCTACATTCGCAGCATCTGAATATGCCCCATCTTCATTCTTTTTTTGCATGTATGCCCCCAAGATATCGGCTAATGCATTGACCGGACCATATGAATTTTGCCCAAACATTTAATCACCATACCCTTCTACGGCAATACCATTTGCAAAGAAAATATTGCGGCCGCTGACAACGATATCATAAACAAAATCGTGTTTATCTGTTTTTGACGATTTCAACAGGCGAATTCTGTCACGACTAAACGTAAATGCACGTTTCTTCATTTTTCCGACATATTCAAACCAAGGAGCGGTATAAAATCTCTGTGATTCGGTCGTTTCAATTATCGTTCCATCTTCAAAATCCGCTTCGACAATAGGTCTCATGTGTGGCGATAAAACATGCAAAACTTTTTCAATACACAATTGATCATTATCATCTAAGGAATAAATCGCATCACCAATTTTGATATCTGCAATTTGTTTATACCCTCGTGGCGTTCGAACTTTAGTTTTACCAATAAAACAAGCAATAAGTGCTGAACCAACAGAACCAACAGCGCCCCATGTGGAAGCTCCACCGTCATTTTGTGTTGTTGTTGTTCCTGCACTATTCATTCGGCCTGTATACATCGTGTTATACAGGTTTTGTGCTGGAGTAGATAGCTGACTGGCAAAATTCAATAAACTAGTCGGCTGCGTATAAGATGCATTTTCTGCCGTGGCGTTATTCGTCAATATTCCAGAAGCATTACTCGCTTTTTGGTTCAGTAAGTTTGCTTCGGTGGATAGATCGTTTGAATAGTTTTTTGCTAATGTGTCTGAAGCATTTTGGCTAATATTGTTCATGGCATTATTCGTCACGCTTGAGTTCAAAATGCCGCGACTACCTAAAGATGAAATCGTATTCCCCACTGTGCCAGTAAGGTCTGAATTAAGTGCTTGTTGGCGAGCTGTCGCGAAACCCGTCGGAAGATTCCCGTTCACTAGATCGTTATATCCGTTCGACACATCAGACATTGTTTGATTATAGGCACTACCTAAGTTTTGCCAATCAGGATTATATGTTTTGCTGATTGCATCTATCCCCTGACTTAAAAGACCGCTGGCACTATTAAGACCACTCTTATCATAGGAAACCAGTCCATTTTCTAAACTAGCTTCATTTGCTGTCTGAGCTGGAATGTTTTTGCTTGTTGTTTGCGTACCTCCACCGCCTTTAAAATGTACATGCCGAAAGCATCGGTAAAATATAACGTCGCTGTCTGTTTTATGCCAAAAATTCATTTTATCACCCCTTTAAACAATAGATTTTTCGAAAACCCAATACATTATGCCATTAGACCGAACACCAGATAGTTTTCGATTCAATGTAGCCTTAGTAAGCCGCTGAAATGCTAACGGATTATGAAGAGTTTGTGTACTTAGAAAAGTACATCCTAGGTCTTTTCCCATATCATTTGCCGTTTGTTGAAGACCATGAATATCATTCGTGCAAAAGGCATCTATACAAAAAGCTTTATCAATTTTCCGCCATAAAAAAAAACCCTTATTGGGCTCAAAATAGAGAACGAAGCCATCCGGAATGCTAAAAGGTTCCGCTTTGGCTTCGTATTTTTCCATCCACTCTTTTAACAACATACTATCATCAGCTTTCTGGTGGAATTGGCCATATTGGATTGTCTAAATCACTGCACCCTTTTTCTGGCATATCTCGAAGTGATTGCCTGTAAGTCTGCCATGTTGCTTTTTGCATGTTAGTTAAAGCTGCATCATTCAATTGAGTATAGTCGCATACAGATAAAAGAGAATCGCGTTTCATGCGAATATTGGCAAGTTTTTGCCTATCTGTTAGTGCTGCTTGTTCTGTTTTTATTTCTTCGGCTTTCACATATTCAACATACTGCCAAGCACCATCTTTAAAATATAAGTCATAACCTTCTTTTAATTCCGGGGTTATTTCTGTGGTGCCTGAAGGTAGCTGCCAAATACCTGACGGACTTCGATCGGTAAAATCTAAAACAATAGGCCTTATTAATTTTCCATCAGAATCGTAGGAATAGACTATTTTTGTTTCTGTTTTATCCATAATGTCCTCCTAATATTTGATCTGCGGTATCATTGTGACTGTTGGTGGCTGCACTGTGGTTGAACTTCCATAAATATTGTTAGATTTACTAGCTGAAAAATTAACAATAGCGGCTTGTTGCAAATTATTACCAACGCCTGATGTATACGCTCCTAATGTAAATGCTCCTGATAGTTTACCCCACATTGTCGTGCTAAACGTCCCTGCGACATCAGGCAATCCTGCTATTATTGATTTTCCCGATTCCCCGCCCTCTATAAATAATCCATAAATATTTGGCAGTACAAACGTTGTACTGCCGTCCCCAACTCCAAAAAGTCCGGGGAAATTTGTAGCATTTCCAAAACTTATCGATACCGTTCCCGCTGCTGTAGCAGCCACGGATATGGTTATACTTGTAGTTGATATTGCTGTGATCGTCGTTCCAACTGAAATTCCCGCGCCTGACACTAACATACCAACAGTTAGCTTTGCGATATCCGTTATGGATATACCTGATATTGTAGTACTAGATACCGCGGTCGTTCCCGTAAATACTTTTTTCCCATCATTATAAAAAAGAGAATTATCTACAGCCAGCTTTAAAAGCCGCGGGTAATCAGCACGGTTTACCGTCGCACCATTTAATTTTACATAACCCGTACGCAAAATAAGATCATGTAATATCCTTCCACATGGTATTGAATCTCTACAGTCGTCTATAATCCACTTAACAGCTCCATCTGCCACATAGACGCCCGCTGTTGACCCCCACGTTGGTTCTACTGGTGCCGTCTTGCCCGCAAACACACATTCCAAACGCGCCCATGAAGGCAAGGCTGCACTATAAGCTATATCGCCAATGCTATAATTTTTACCATTTTGACGATATCTATCGCTAATACCACTTACTACAATATTTTGTGGAACCTTACTTGCTAATGGATAAATAGAAATTGTCGCCGTACTAGCAACGGTTACAACACTTGCGACGAATATTCTTTGTTTTATATCCCACGCACTGCCATTATAGCAATACATTTTCATTTCGTTTGTATTGAAGTAATGCAGATCAAGAACCGGCGATGCCGGTGCCGTGTTTAAATACAAGTCAGGTAGAATTGTATACCCAAAACTCAATAAACCTGTTGTCTTATCCTTATCCACATAAAGATAATAGGTTTGATTAGGCGGTAGTGTCCATGCTGAATTAATTAAACTATCAACCTTATCAATTAAATCAATACTCCCGCTCGAAGGACTGAACCCATTTGCAAAAGCAAAAATAATTGGCTTAGAGCTTCCGTCTATGCTAATCGAAAGACCTGTAGCTGTAAGGAAATTTGGTGATCCATTTGAATCGGTCGGACCATATAAAACAGATTGTCGTTTACTACCGGCTAAAGATAACGCCCCTGTATTGGACAAAATATCTAATATTCGTTTGATTTCTTTATCATCATTTTCAAATCCAGCTTGAACACTCGTCCCTTTAGGTGTTATGTTCTGTGGAAATTGTCTCGAGTATGCCATTTGTTCACCACCTTAAACTTCTAAAAATTGATAATCAAATTGCCTAATAGCAATAGATCCTTTTTGGACTAAAACGCTAAGTTGAACGCTCTTATTTGAACCACCACCAACTTTATAAGAACGAGTATATGAATCTGTATAAATAAAATTTTCATTACTAGAAATATCTTCGATGTTCCCGTAAATATCTGGACTATTCGATGTGAAGATAACATTTTTAGGCTTTTTACCACACTTAATAGTTCCATATCCATCGATGATATTGTATGAAACAAAATTCCGATTCATCACAAGAATAGAATGCTTTTGTGTCAATTTATTATTTCCAGTAATTGCTGTTTGAATTTGAACACCATCGTCTAAATCTGTGGTACCATCCAATATGCCGATTTTATTTCCACAAGCCACATAAACCGAACTTTTTACCGCACATACATCATGTAATTGATTCGTAAATGTCCGGCAGGTAAAGGCGCCCCGCCCATCGCTATAACGAGCAATATAGTGATAAAGATAGACTCGATTGTCATTTTGCGTCTTAATCCATACTTGCTTTTTCGGCTGCACGTGCCACATTTGACAATTTTCATCGATATTTTTGGCAATCCATGCATTTATATTTAAACCTAATTCCGTTGGCTCGATATCGCTATAAGCATTAACAGGGGTAAACGCCATAAGCCCTGCTTGTCCAAGGTATCCGCTAATTCCATCTACGTTACAAGTCGCACGCAGTGACAGGCATGACGCTGTTTGAGATACTGCTAATACAGAAAAATTGCTGTCAGAAGGTTCTCCGACAATCTGATAAGCTCTTCCATATTGTTTATAGACAATCATGACTTGTGCTAGAAAATCGATGGCAATAATATTCCCAGGATCTTTATAGCCTACATTAACAAATTGAGCTGAGGATTTATTCGCTGCAACATTTGTCCAACTCGTATAATCGCCTATTGCTGAGTAATTCACCACATCGGAGGCAATAGAAAAAGCAACAAGCCGCCCCTGTCTGCTTGTTGCGTAATGGCTGACCGGAGGCGAACCTATAAGCGTAGTCAATGTGTTTGCACCCGTTAATGCCTGTAGAAGATTGCCACTGGCGATGATAATTACCCCACCATAATTGCAATATACAGGCTTGCTGCTTCCTGTCAGTGTTCCTAACAGTGTGTACGTGGAAAGGTCTGTTTTATAAAGGTTTGTACCACTTGAAAATAAGAAGATGTCATGTGTATGGTCATAAAACAACGTATCTACGCTCATGCCGACATCTAATTTGATAGTAATTCCCTCAACTGTACGCAGTGAACCGTCAGCATGATCATATTCACATTGTTCAGCCTGCACCAGTTCGCCATCAGCAATCGCTTCGGGGTTTTTGGACCAATTGAGCCCGTAAGGAAATCCACCGCTTGACATCGTTGCAAATTCTGCCATTAGCTCACACCCTTTGCCGCCTTAATGCTTGCCACGATATCTGAAATAAAGGTTTTATCTGTATTCGTATATTCCGTAGGGATGTACGTCTTTTTCTTGATAAGATAGCTGGCAATAAAAACGAGCGTTGTTACGTACATATCTTTAAACGGAATCGTATCCGTGATTACTGAAACATGCGGCTGCGCTGTGGCATATTTTACTTTGACAGCACCACCGTTATTTGTATAGAAAAGGTCTCCAAAGATATACGCAGGGTACCCATTTTGCGGAACAAACTCAATAAAATTACTGGGGACCGGTAAGCCAGAAACGATTTGAAGCGTTGTCATGCAATCACTTGACCCCATTCCTGCCAAGGTGAAGGATAAGTAATCAATGGCTGCATTGATATAAGGAATATTATCTGTATCTTCATCGAGCAGTTCATCGGCTTCAAGGTTTATCAGATTGATTACATCTTGTACTAACATAAAAGCACCTCCTTATATCCGAAAACTAGGTTGAATCTCAAGACTTCCATATTCTCTACCAGCCGTAAGCTTATAAACATCATCGCTAATCTGGGCAACGATGGTCGTATCTGTCTTGTTGATGCCACCCTGCAGAGAAATGATTGCGTATTTTTTGAGCAACTCACTGAAATAATTCGGGAGTGGTAAATCTACCGTTAAAGTAGAATCATCAACTTCGACAAAGTACGGCTTATAAACGAGTGTCAAAACATCATTTGCACTATAAATGTTATTGCCTCGAATCCGATACGTGTATGCATCGACCGCTAGACTCTTGCTTTGCTGGTCAATTTTCCTTGTGTTAGCAAATACATTAACGACACTTAAAAAGTCGGTTGGAAGAGTGCTGATACCTTCTGTAAGCGTTAAATCTTTTTCGGCAGTAATCAATTCATTACTGGACTGTGAAAGGGTATTAAATACGATCGATAATACGGTATTGAGCGCATCGGTTAGCTGATAATCTGAATATTTCACTTGGGCATTATCATTGATTTCTGGGCTCATACGGATTTTACTGAATAGTTGCTGTGGTGTCATTTAAACACCCCCAGAGCAAGCCTTGAACAATAGAGGATAACGTTCGATCATACGGTCCCGTGCTTTTTCATCGCCATAGTTGAGGTACAGATATGCATCCTTATCTTTGAACTGATTGATCAACATACGGACTGTCGGCATGTATATACGAGCTACCCGACGAATCTGCCGGTCAGCACTGAATCCATCACTTTTTCTATCTTCATAATTTGCCTGCTGCACCACTCCGTCATCTGCGGCAGTAATGATTCGTTCTTTGCCGCCCTCAATCGCATAAAACTGTTTGATACTTTGGTTTGGGTCATGAAGTTGAATGATTTTTTCCATAGTAGCCTCCTAAAAAAGAAAACAGGAGGAAATTCCTCCTGTTTATCATTTAGCTTTCAAATCTTTAATGAGTGCCTGTCCTGCTTCGCCTTTTAATTCAAGCGTCATTTCGCCTTTGATGATACCGCGTTCGCAGTCATCGGTTGCCGGCAAATCTTTTTTCTTGAATCTACGAAGCCAAGCAACTGATAAATACTGCGGATCCAACAAGAAAATTTGAGCATCAGTTTGGAAACGAGATGCTTTGATTTCTACACGACCAAAGTCAGTATCAATCACATCGATAGCCTCAACCATTTCCTTTTTCTTCGCATCGATGTTTTTCGTATTCGAAGTCGTGAGTGCTGAAATGTTGACTTTATTGGAACCGGAAACGATAAGCTGGTCCGGTTCGCCACCTTTTCCCCAAGCTGCCTGTAATGCCTGAGTAATCATTACACGAGTGATCACCTGTGCTGTACCGCCGTTAGCAATAACATTCGTTTTAATAAGCCCAGGAATACCAGCCATTGTACGTGCTACAGTTTTACTTCCTGCGGCCTTATCGCCTTGTGTTGTAATTGCAAGCTCCAAATCTTTGGCAATTTCTTTCATTGCTTTGAGCATCTGATAACCGTATTCATCATCAACACCGGCTTTATCGACCGCCTGCTGGGTTTCAGTAACTTCATAACCACGTTTCATGATCTGCGTATAGTTACCATTTCTGCCACGCGCTGGTGCAGCTACCGTTGCATCAGCAGAACCTTCGACATAAGCATTCACCTGTGCATCGGAGAGTACATCTTCCGGAAATTCATGGTAAGTAGCCTTTGCCTTCGCTGTTCCGATCATCGTTGTAATCGGGGTCTGCGTTGGAGAAATATTCACGATAACATCTGTGAGGTCATCGCGGTTGGTAGGTTCATCATACGTAAATTTTGCCATTAATAAATCATCCTCTCGTTAAGAAGCCAGCCTTGCGCAGTGCCGCGAGTTGATCGCTCTGCTTGAGGTGGCCTAAGTTTTTATAATTGATTTTTTCTTTCGTTGGCGCAACTCCATTTCCCGGAGTCTCTGTCCTGGGCGGTTCTACTTGTGGTTTTGTTTGTGGAACTGGTATTGGCTTTGGTGGTGCTGCCGGAGCCGACAGAGCCGCTTTAACATAATTCCAATGCGCTTCAAGTATATCGAGGTCTGCCGTGCTTGCATTTCCTGAAAAGAAGCGTTGTTTAGACGCCATGATAGCATTTGCTTTTGTAGCCCCTTCAGTTCCTTCCGCACCCATTTTAAATAAATAAGAATCGTAATTTTCATCTACTTGCTGCGATAAAGGATCTTGCTTCATCTGCTGGACAAAGGTTTCTATCCGATTGCCAATTTGCTGACGTGAAATTTGCTGGCTGTTATGCTCAAGTGTCACTTTATTAAGTTCAAACTGATGTACAGGGTCGAATTGATTGAATCCGCCCGGTTCTAAACCTAGGTTTCGTTCTGTTTGTGCGACTACTGTACGATATTCCTGTTCGGCTTGCTGACTTGGCTTAACTTGTTGATTTGCTGGCGGCTGTGTTGCCGTTCCGGTACGTTGCTGTTCAAGCAAAATATCCAGTTGGCGGCGTTGGTCAGCCAGTTCCTGTGTTTTGCGGGTATAGTCTGCACCTTTTTGTGCAAGTTCAACCAGTTCGCTTTGCTTAACCTTTTTAACTTCACCATTTACTTTGATTTCAAACTCTGGATCTACAACCGGCGGCTGTTCTATGGGTTTATCATTCGCAGGCGGTTCGGGCGTTTCTTCGGGCTTTGTCGAAAGTTCTGGTTTTTGTTGCCCTAAAAATCCGTTTTTCTTGAGAAATGCAAGCTGGTCATCCGGCTGTTTGCTCTTGCTGAGCTCAGAATAATCAATCGGGCTGTCCTCTGGGGTTGCAGCCGGTGCATTCTGTGGCTCTGCCGGTGGTTCTGCCGCAGGTGTTTCCTGTGGTGCTGGTTCGCCTGCTGGTGCAGGTTCGCCATCATTGAATAACTGTAAATCGAAAATGAACTGCTCTTGGGCTTGGTTCATAATGTATCACTCCTTAAATTTTACATAAAAAATAGCAGGGGATTAGCCTGCCGCAGATAAGGACCGCCTCCTTTCACTCTCCCTGTTCTTTGATTGCCATTTTCCCTGTCGAAATATCTGTGTTTAACCCATTTTCCAAATCTTTCAGTGCAATTAAATGATATTTAAGTCTAGTCTCGTCATGGTTGGACTTGTCCTCCAACTGACGGTATACTTCCACCCGCTGTTGGTTGAGCCATGGTGCTATTAGTTGCAGGGTTTCCTTGGCTCGCTGGGCTTTGTTTATTTGTTCTTGTAGCTGGATTTCCCGGGCTTCCGACATTTGTATTCCCCCTTGTTGCTTCGGATTTAGCGTGAGCATCAACAGCTGCCTTTAGCGCATCTGTAGTGACTTGCTCTGTGAACATATCCTCGGACACCTCAAACCCTTGTTTCGCGTAATACTGCATCTTGATTTGCCACGGAGCATTATCAAGGTCGATCCGCATCGATTCGCTGATAGGATCATCCTTCGGTGCTTCCTGTTGCTGCATCTTCTCCGGAGCGATAACAAAGTCATCCACGTTCTTATACCCGATTTCCTCAATCATACGTTTGGCACAGTTATAGAACTGCTCTGGGCCAGCCATGCCGACTTGGGAAAGCTGTGTGATAATGCCTTGCAACATTTGAAGATTTTGAAGGTTGCTTTGTTTGGCTCCCGCTCCCATACCGGCATTTACGATAAGATCAAACTCACCAGTGAGGTCATCCGGCTTAATTGTCATTGGTCCATTGGTGAGACGGATAACCGTGTCCTCATCAATAAACATCTGATTAAGCTTTATGAGGAATCGGAACAAATCACTCATGCCAGTTTCAGCAAAGATACGAGCAATCAGCTCTAACCTCTGATTTGCCTGTTGCGTGATAATGTTGATGCCAGTTGCTGTTTTGTTCAGGCTGTTACTGTCCATGCCTTGATTATATTTTGTGATACCAGTTCTGTTTTCAGTTTGCTGGTCAAGATACTCAAGCATGTTAAAGGTCCATGACTGTAATGGAGCCGCGGGTAATTGCTGCATACACTGATTAATCGGCTTATTAAAGCGAACAATCTGTTTAGCTTCGATAACATCGTTGACATCAACTAATCCAGTGACATCAACACCGACCTGGCTGTTATTGCTGAGTGCAAGATTATAAATCATTTGCCGCATGATTGCCGTCTTGCTATGCTGCATCTGAGCAATCAAATCGACAAAGCCAGCTTCTGGCCATATCTTATGTGGGTCAAGTCTAGGAGATAATGTAAAGAAAGGATGGCGCTCATACACGTTTTCTTCCATGCGAAGAATCACTCCATTGGATATAGTGATTATCATCGGTTTGAGTTGCCCATCCGGATCGTCACTCATATTCAGTGATACATAACACTCATACAACTCCACTTTCTTACGACCACTATCTGTTGAATTTACCGTTTCATTGATATTGTCGTTGTTCTTTTCGTCTAACGTTGTGTAGCTGGGCGGCTGAGCCTTTTCGGCTAACGTCTCAACGTTGTCATATAAGCCGCTTACTTGCTGCTTTCGCAGATAATCAATATTGACAATTTTTCTATGTGCCACAAAATCAGCATCTTCCAAATTGGTTGCATCTGGACTAAAACGGAACTCACTAGCCAATACGTTCATGATACGTGGCTGATTCTTACTAAGTGTTGGTCCTTCAAACACGATTAAAAAAGAACCCGTTGTCATGTCGGGCTCTACTGAAATGATTTTTATCTCTTTATCATTGGAAAACTCTTGGTATGCATCGGGTGATAATGCGATTTGTTGCTGCATAACCTTGTATTCACGGTCCCAATCAACTTTGATAATGCCAAGGTTCGTAATCAATGCATCTTTGGCCCATTGATAGAACTTCATGAAGAATTTGTTTTTCTCAAGCTGAAAATTGATAAGCTCCTGCATCTTTTCGGCTCGAGTATCATCATCATCCCCACCGTCTTCACCTTGTATACTGACCACATCTGTACTACCGAAGAAGGTTTTCATCATAGAGGGCATGGTAGACTCAATGGTATCAGCAACATCCGTGCTGACCACATCAGAACGTTTCGATAGCTTCGGGAATTTCTTGGCGTAATAGGCCGGTGATGCATGATAGATATCATAGCGTTCAATTACCTTGGGTTCGATTTCATCTTCATAATAGCGATTGGCTGCATCGATGTCTTGCTGTAGCTTATGCACGATCATCTCACGCTTGTCATCACTGATTTTGATGTTGTTGTATTTGCTCATGATTCACCTCCTTTTCTAGCCGGTCGGCATAATCAAGTAGTTCATTCCATTTAACAAGCAATTCTTGCCAAGTCGAACCGCCAGGTATCAGCCGTATTGATTCTCTAAACTCTTTTACATTCTGCGGTTTACCCACCTTACATCGCCCCCGCAATTGGTATGTTAACATTGCGCTGCCTGCCGCCCGTCCATCCCATTTCATTTTCAAGAGCATAACGGATAGCATCGATAATATGATTGTTCTTGTCCTCCGGCTCTGGGAGCACATTACCGTCTTTATCTTCACGCCATTTATAGACCGTAAATTCGTTGATTGCTTCTTTCAGTCGGCAGTCAATGACGATCTGTAGCTTTTGCAGCCATTGGATGCCGAAATTAACACTATCCTTACCCTTAATTGCGGCAATAGCGGTAATACTGTAATTGCGAAGTTCTTGTATGCTCTTAGGCTCGCTACTATCGCAGGTAATAACTTCATCACCACACATATTACGAGCCTCAGCCGCCAATAAATCGTTAGTCATGCCAATACAATACTTGGCATCTAATACATACAAAACCATTTTTGCCCTGTCGTAATGGCAACGAACCGGGGCGGCAGGATCATTTGCATAGCCAAAGTCCAAGCCATTCTGAAAAGTTGCAAATGTCTTGGATATTTCTGTTAAATCTTCTGTTCTCCAATTTTTGAATATCACTTTACCTAACACTCCCCAATCGCCGTCAGAGTACACGGCTTTATAATACGGATCAGTTTCATTTTCCAGTTCTTTGATATCACCCTCTGTGAGGAACTTATTATCACGATAGGTACTCTTGAAGATGCTTAAATCATCATCCTCATAGGACCGTGACTCGTCATCCCAACGGCCTTGGAAATACTCTTTATAAATCCAATGCGTTTTATACACCGGATTAAACGAGAGAATGATGCGCTTCTTTACCTTCGAACGCCCACGCAGACGTTTCTTGAGCTGCTTAACATCCTTGTATTCAGTCTCTGTAGCTTCTTCTACCCAAATGTCAGTGATAACGCCTTTTGCTGGTGTGATGGACTTTATCTTTTCGACATCGTCCAATCCAGCGAAAAGAATCTGGTATCCATTCGGGGCAGTGATAACAAAATCAGATTTGTTGACATGAAAAAAGCGACCCACATTAAAAAATGAGATCGCCTTGGTTATTTCATTGAATACTGATTTTCGGACTGTCTGCGCAACCTTACGCAATACAAGATAGTTATGCCCGCCTGCAATCATATCTAAGATGACTCGTTGTGCAAGGAAATACGACTTGCCAGAAGATGAACCACCATAATAGATTTGTGTACGCTTATCGCACCCTAAATATTGAAAATAACAATCATTGAAGATGCGTTTGTCGATTTTGAGTTTAATCTTCGCCATCGGATAACGTCACCTCAATTACTGTATCATCACTCATATTATCATTCACCTTGTGTTTAGCCTGCAATAGTTCAAGCTTTTGGAGTTCAATATCCAGTTTAGCTGCATCCATTCGCTCTTTCTGTAACTGGGCTTCTATCTTACGTACTAGGTCGAGTCCCTTTTGGATAGCTTGCTCGTAAAAATCATCCTTGAGGCTATAGTCGTAAGGACCATCACTGCTTGCCATAACCCCGCGCATTCTCTGTTGTTGTTGTTCACGGATCAGTCGATTGACTTTATACCGTGCAACTTGCAGTTCATATTCCAAACTATTTATTTGCCCAGACTCTTCAAGCAGGTCCATATCGCCATCTGGAATAATACGAGCAAAGAGGCCATGGGTCACAGCGTTATTATTACCTGGTGGCGCGTGACCACCTTTATTCCCTTTGGCATACTGATTGCCAACCGGGGCTGGCTTTGGCGCCTTCTTTTTTGTGTGCACACCTTTTTCATTTTGTGTGCACACCTTTTTTGACCAGCTATACCTAGTTTTCCATGATTTGACCGTATTTAGAGTGACCCCATATTTCTCCGCGATCTCTTTATATTTAAGCCCTGCGATGTAGTCCTGCTCGGCCTGCTGTCTTTTGTCGTTGCTCACATAATCACCACCACCTCATTGAGTGTTCGTTTTGTTTTTAGGCTCTCAGCTTAAACAGTCTGTAAGCCCAGCAGTCTTTAACGCATTGTTTATCTTCGGTAGCTGATAAGCAAACCAGTCAACTGCTGTCTCTTCTTGTCCGTACGTCTTATGCTCCCAGTTCTCTGCTAAGCCACTTTCAAACATAAACGCGTGGATAAGCTCATGTCGTATATTTTTTTGGATGTAAAACAATGGATCATGAAAATCGCAATCATCTTGATAATTATATACAACGATTTTTTTACTCGTCTTATCACAATATCCATCACAATCTTTTAGCAGTTTGTCGCTACTCTTATCTTTAAATTCTAGTGTATACATTGCCCCTAAAACATATATTCCATATGACTTTTCTAAATCCATTAGTAACCCCCTCTCTTTTAATATGATTTACTTTCAAAAGTTGCTTTTAAAGTAATCACGCACCTTTATGCAAATTTCGCAAGCATGATTCCATATAACACAAAAGCCGCTCACACATTTCGTAAGCGGCTCATTTATAAACTTTTGATAATATTATTATAGCACCGTAAACCCTTGAAAAACGGAAGTAAAAGGGAAGTATCTGACCGTGAAAATGCTGTCATTTTGCTGTGAAAAATCACCATCAACTTATCCACAGAATACAAAGCGCAGCTGTTCCGGTCGGGCGACTGATCCAAACATCATAAAAGCAATCTCTTTAACCGCCTTATTTCCCCTCTCACGCGCCCATTTTTCCGTATAGTACATTTCATTACCTAACTCCATCCAACTCCTTCTATCGAAGAAATAGCCCACAACAAGCCTACGCTCCGTATCAGCTAGCCCCGCTATCGACCGATCAACCTTCTTAATTAGGCGTTGAAGTACAGCTATGTTCATATCGATATTTTCAATCTCTTTTTTTATTTTAATGCGCCGATCTGCCGCCGCTTCCGTTTGATTTAATTCGGATGATCCACCGCCTGGTTCGTCTCCGTATTTAGCGATCGATACAGAAAAATCATTCAACATCTTAATCTGTGCCTCTTTTTCCTCTTCCAAGTTCAAAATAGTGACTTTGAACTGGTTGTATTTCCGCAAATACTTTCGTACCGATCCCACATAATCGTTGTATTCGTTCAAACTTCCCACCCCCATAATAAACGCACATCAAGGACGGCTCATCACCGTCCTTTTTTAGATCTATTTATTCAACTGATTCATAGGTTTTTTCAAATATATCTGGCTTGCAAGGATAAAGCTCACCATTTACACCTTGAATAATATAATCATTAAGGCTTGCATGATGGATTCCCTCAAGTGTTTTTATAAACAATTCACAAGGTGGACTATCAGCATCGAATGAATCAAAAAACATGATTCCCTTTTCCACTGCCGAAGCTGCCCACTCAGGTACATAATAATTTCCGTCTTTTGTTACAAAATCACCATCAAACTGAAAAGCCTCAATCACTACTGGTTTCTTACGATACTTTGCCATAAATAATCTCTCCCTTTTATCGATATTCTTTTCCGGTTTTTGTATTCTTCAACGCAATGCGCCCCACGATCTCAAACCCTGCTGCCCCAAACATTGCTCTAGCCGCCTTAATCAGTGGATTGAGTATGTCCATGATTTAATTCCTTACTGACGTTTTTAATGGCTTTACACGCGGTCGGGTCTTTACACCCGCTGCCATTTCTATTTAGATTGCTGTCCCCCATCGTATCCCCTCTTTTCGCAGCCCCACACAATGAAGCTGCAACTAATCCAATTGTTCCACCAGCCATAAACACTGCAAGAATTATTTTCCAATCCATTCCGAAGCCTCCTCTTAATCAACATTCAATCCGGCTTGCTTTTTAAAAAAATCAACACTGACTTTTACGCATTTTTCTATTTCCTTGGCGCTTTGTTCACAATTATTGCAGTCTCCGTATGAATTACAGCAGGTAGCCTCTTTAGCTTGTAATTTTAGTGCTCTTTCATACTTTGGCTGATTTTGAATAGCTTCAATGCCTTTGGACAATGCCATCATTTCTTCGTCATCATCTCGCAAGTCTCCATGAGCTGAAAGCATCCCTTTTAATATTTCTGCATAATCCATCATTCATCCACCCACTTTTTACCTGTTTCATCTTCATATGCATCTGCTGCAAGATCGCACCCGCCACCTTCGCATGATGAATTTGGATATCCTTGATGTAATGGTTCATCTCCATACTCAGTACATGCGCAATATTTACAAATAGGCAATGGATAATCATATTTCATTATTTTGCACCTTCAGTTTATCTTTAAAATCTGTTACCACCATTTTACTATTTTCTGCCGTAGCATTATATTCGTGATCGCATTCATTGCAATAAACTGGGAAAGTTTGATTTTTAACCTCCTCCATTGTTTCTCCATCGTCTAGCTGCCAACAAGATGTGCTATCTTCACCGCATTTAGGACAAGTCCAACCGATTGTTAAAACCATTTTTAACAAATCCTTTCTTCCCATTCATATTTCCAACTCGATTTCTAGAATATGTTTAGCTTTTCTCCATGGATCATAGTCCTCAAACTTACAAGATTTATAAATCCTTGAATTTACCCACCTCGCAAAATGTTTCAATCTTACGCTAGACACCTGATTGTAAATCATCACGAATGGATCTATTTTCATTTCAACGAGTTTGCAGAAGCGGTAAAAATCTTCTTCAAAACTCGTATTCATGACCAGATTGCACAAATTCCACTGCGTCGCCCTGACTTTTAAAATATGATGATATTTTCATTATGGCCAAATTTGGAATCTTACTATCTACGTCTATTAGTCCGATCATACTGCAGTTTCCCTTTCTTCCGGTATCATTTCATCGCCGCCCGCATAATATCCTCAAACCGCTTGCTAGACTCGCCTTTCTTTTTCTGTTGACGGTTCCATTGCCGATACTGATTTAACCGGCTCTTGTTTATTGCCTGTGTCCGTTTTACTGGCATTATTGATAACACCCCCGTCTAGCTTTTTTCGCTTCATACCGCTCAATATGAGCACATATCCGATTGTATATTTTCTCAGCGGTGCGGCTGTGATCGTTTTTGAGAATCAGCGCATCGCGCAAGGTAAGTGCCTCTTTGTAGTTAATATTCCCAAGTTTTATAAAGTCCATGTTATTTGAACCCCTATCCAACTTCACTATTTTTATCTTTAATGTCACACAGTTCTGGTAGATTAGCTTCTACAAGTGCCTTTGCAAATGGAGGAGGTACTGCATTGCCGCATCTTGCGACCTGTGCCGTTTTAGGATATTTATTTCCATCTGCATCATGGTCGATAATATAATCTGCCGGAAATCCCTGAGCATTAAATAATTCTCTTGGCACAAGCATCCTCATGCAGATATCTATAATCTGATATGGTATGCCTTTTATGATGATCAGACCAAACCGGTCTTTGGTAGTAATCGTATGCAAGGGCTCTAAAATGCTTTGTCCTTCACCTTGTCCGTAATATTTCACCAAAAATGCTTGTACTTCTGCGATATGTTGTCCTTGAGCTGTTATGGTTCCAAGCGGTTCGTCTATTCCGCCGCCGGTACTGGTACCGTAATAATGCATCATGTATGCTGTCACAAGAGCATTATGATCGACACCAGTTACCGTAGGAACCGGCTTTTCAATATCGCTACCTGCCCCCTGATAACCTCCTGCGAAATATTTACTGATAAACGCCATAACCAATCCATAACGATTTGAGCTATCGACTACCATAAGTGGCTTTTTTAACTTCTGTCCACGTGCTTCTTTGTCAGATTGTTCACCATGATACTGGATCAGCATTGGAGCAACAACTCCATATCCATTTTTCGCAGTTATTGTTGATAATGGCTTATCTAAACGTTGTCCACGAAACCCATCCCCGCTATGGTTAACCTGTACAATAAATGGTTCAGCAGCATCAATCACAAATTTTTTCAAACCTCTTGCAATGCGGTTCATCGTGTTTTCACAAAGTGGTTTTTTCCGTTCAAAGATAGATTTGCACTCAATTGACCAATCGATTATTTCAGCAGCTGTTCGCCACGGTTTTAAGCGTCTACTTTGTACTTCCAAACTAGACGGGTCTCCATGCGTAGGCTCTGGCCATTTAATTACTTGACCATCACAACGCGCAATTAGAAAAAATCTTTTTCGAATGGTTGGTGCTCCGTAGTCGCAAGCTCGAAGTTCTCTCCACTCCACTTTATATCCATAACGCTCAAGTGCATGAACAAAGTGCCGGAATGTACGACCTTTGAATCGTGGATCAGGTTTGCTGTCCTCCATAAGAGGTCCCCATGTTTTAAACTCCTCCACATTTTCTAACATAATTACCCTCGGTCGAACTAACTTCGCCCATCTGATAGCGACCCATGCAAGCCCTCGAATTGATTTTTCTACTGGCTTACCACCTTTTGCTTTACTAAAATGTTTACAGTCGGGAGAGAACCAAGCTAATGCCACTTTTCTATCCCCGCAAGCAGCTACCGGATCTATTTCCCAAACGTTTTCGCAATAGTGCTCTGTTTCCGGATGATTTACTCTATGCATTGCAATCGCTGCCGGATCATGATTAATTGCTATATCTACACTTTTACCTATTGCCAGTTCAATACCAGTACTAGCGCCGCCACCTCCGGCAAAGTTATCAACAATAATTTCAGAAAACATACTCAATTGTTTCATCAGACCACACCTTTCATAGCATTTGTACCTATCCAAATAAACTCATTTCTCTTGTACATGCTGGATTCAAATACACGGTTTCTACGGCACTATTTGCCCCATTTGTTGATACACGCATGCTTCGTTTTTCCCAGCCTTCTAATTCGCTGTTATACAAATCGTTTTCGTATGCTGAAATTACTATATATCCTTGATGTTTTCGGCATAATTGCAATAACTTTTTATGTTGTTCGATCGTACTAAACTCATTTTGATAATGTAACTGTGTTCGTGTCGTTTTTAGATACGGTGGATCGATATAAAGCAAAACCTTTGGCCGATTATATAAGTTGATCAATTCCAGTGCATCCATATTTTCAATTTGTGCTACTTTTAATCGTTCAGCTGCATTTAAAATTCTCTCTGGAAGCATTGACCAATATCTAGGCATATACACTGTTCCTGATCTATCATGTCGCCAACCCCTTTTACGGTCTGTTCCACCGCCGAATCCCTGCCAGATTCTTACTAGAAATTGTCGTGCTATTTCAATATCATTATTAGTTTGTTCATAGGTTTGTTGGTACTCTTCGCGGCTATATGGTGTCATTTCAAGAACTCGAGCCAGCTCGTCTGCTGAGTTACGCACAACTCGGAACAAATTAACGACGTTTCCGTCTATGTCGTTAATTGTTTCGGTACCGCTCCGTGTCTTCTTGAAAAATACAGCTCCACTTCCGAAGAATGGTTCGCAATATACTGCGTGCTTCGGGAACATATTAATAATCCAATCAGCCAAACGCCATTTTGCACCAGGCCACCTAAGTATGATTTCCACGTTATTGCGCCCCCTTATCCAAACAATCTGCCCTGTGCCTTCTCAACAATTTTCTTCTGCACAAACGGATCTGCGCTTTCAATTTGTGCCAGGCTAATATAAATCTCAGCGCGCGGCTTGAATTTATCCAGACCAGCAATGCAGCTGCCATCATAATCTGCAATTAATCGGTCGTTCTCGAGTATACCGGCTTTTTCAAGAATGTCGCTCGTTGCCTGTAATAACCCCACAAGATCAGGCCACCACCTTTTATCCGGAAGCCAATACAAGCATTTCATCGATACAGGAGCCTCAAAGACCTTTTTGTATCGACGTAAGTACAACAACGAAATTTGTTCATATTCAACAAAAGCTTTGCTTGGTAGTACTCGAGTAAACCCGCCCTGTTTGACCACACGACTCGAATTTTTTTTTGTGGTTGGTCTCCCTGGGATAATAATTTTAAGTTCATCCATTGGCACCCGCTCCCTCCTGCTTTATAAAATAGCACCCTGTTTTTACTTGGCTAGGTCCGTATTTATACATGTCTTTGCAATCGTTCTTGCATGTTTTGCAAAGCATATTTTTCGCTCTTTTTACCTGCTTTTTCATTAGCCGATAGCCTCCCTCTGTGATTCACCAGTAAAGGCTAAATAGTGGGATGTACTCTTCATACGGTCTAACACTCGTCCCGAATAGGTACCAGCAATTTCTTTTTTTCCAAGATTTGTCGTGATGATAATAGGCCGCATTTTGTTATACCGTTCTGTGATGATGCTATCCACCTTTGCCAATATCCACGTTTGATCTGTATTCTCAGCTCCAAGATCATCAAGAATCAAAAGTGGTGTATTGCGGATTTTATACTCATATTTTGCCCACTCTTCACGATTTAATTTTTGCATGGTGAAAAGGTTATCAATGAGCGAGCACATTGGTACAAATAAGCCAGTTTGCCCACGTTCAAGCTGGTAACGAAGAATCGCAACTGCCATTGTGCTTTTCATGGTTCCGAAGCCGCCCGCGAGGATTATGCCAATACCTTGATCAATATTTTTGTCTAGATTCATTGTATAAGCTTTAGCAGCACCGTAATTACTCCGAATTTCTTCATCCCGCGGCAATCCTTGGGACTCAATATTGTCAAATGTGATATTTTGAAAACGCTTATATATACCAGCTTTTTCAAGGACTTCCACTGATAAACTAACCCCAGCCGCTTGTTTCTTTTGACCAGTCGGTACTTGTTTTTTTGTCTTTTTTAGAATACGTTCTGTGATTCGCTGTAGATCTTGATCCATTGCTTTCCCTCTTCTCTGTCCACGGCTCACTAATTCCGGTCGTTTGCCACCTAGCGAGTATGGCTGCAATATATTTTAAATTCCGAACATTCGCAGTCACAGCTTCGTCGATCGCCTTCTCCACCCAATAAGCTGTATGAGTACGAATTAAATCTGTGAGAGCATCTACCTCAACACTTCCGGTTATCGGGTGAATATTGCTACTGTATTTTTCAAAGACGATGGTCTTTACCATTGACTCTGGAATTTCCTCACGCGCGCTAGTAGTAGTGGTAGTAATATTCAAGGAATCAGGAATCAGTAACAAGGAATCAGCGTGGCTCGCATCTGCTATAATTGGTGCTTGAACTGTGTTTGCATTGGTATTGTCTGGTGCTTGCACTGGACTTTCATTTATAGAATTACTACTAGTAAGTGGAATATCCAGTGTTTTGGTTTCTTGCACTGGCAATTTATCCGGTGCTGGTATCACACTTTTCGCTTCTTTTATGTGTGGATTTTGATGTTTTTTAAAATTTATCACTTGAATGTATGGTTTTTCTGCAACTGCATAACGTTTAATAAAACCATGCTCATCTAGTGCATTAAGTAAACTATCAATATCACAGTTATCACAAGGTAGCAGTTCCATTTTTATTCGTTTTGGCCTATCTTCAAGACGTCCTTCACGATCAGCCAATGTCCATAGTCCAATAAAAAGGATTCTGCCTAGCGGATCGACTTCCACCAATTCTTCATTTGTAAAAAAGCCTGGTTTTATATTCCTTGATCTTGGCATTCATTCACCTTCTTTATTGGGGCAGATAACCTGCCCCCTTTTCTTATGTTTAGGCTGCTGTGTCTGGATTAAATAACGAAGCCTGTGCTCGCTTACCATCGATGTATTTTCTAGCTTCCTGCTCGACTGCCCAGAGGGCTTTGACGCATTGCTCGGATAAGTACATCGTTTCGTTAAATTCTTCCTCACCATCCGGTGCAGATTTCTTATGCGGCGTATTGATTATGAGGTCTGTATTTGAATATTCCAAGTTCACTTTCATTGACATCGTGGCACCCATAACGTCACTCTCTCCACTGTAACTAAATGAAATACCGTAAACATTAACACGATCTTTAAAACCAGCTGGAAACTCACAAAGTGCTGTTGCATGCTCCGATAAATTTTTGAATGAATCATAAAATTCAGGTGCTGCCATTTCACTACTGTTGAAGGTGTATTCATCGTACTGATCATTGACATACCGTTCGTAGGTCATGATAATTTTGTTTACCTTTTCTGCAATTTTAACTTTCTTGATTCTGATATTCGCCATTGTTACTGCCTCCCTATATAATTTTGATTTACCTTGATTGGTCAAACTTGATTATTTCTTTAAGTCGGTCATTATCACGAAACAACACCTTCACTTGTTTAAGCAAATATGCTATATCGCTTTTTGAACATGCAATGAAATCCAAATTTTCAGGGGCTACACTTTCGGCAATCAAACAACCCCCAAAAGCTTTTGCATTTTCATCGTCACCATGTCTCGATGCTGGATAATCCGATACAACTGAAGCTCCTTTCCCTTTGCGCCATTGTCCACATGAAGCTTCGTTCATTCGCTGTTGAATCATCCAAATTCTTTGCTCAAATGCGCTACGTTCGCACTCCTGTTGTCTCTTGATTTGTATAATTAAGTTCATAATCTATACCCCTCCTGCCACATATACTGGCTTCCCAGTGAGCGCGGCAATTTCTTTTTGAAACTCAATTGCGTTTGAATTAGCTGATGATAAATGGATTAACCAAATCTCTTTGACCTGGCTTAAATCATTTGCCTTGAAAAACTCTTTCAAGTTCTCAAGGCTGAAATGGGATCGCATTAATCGTTTGGCCAAAGCTGGATGTAATGACTTACGGTTGATATTTTCATCGATGATTTTGTAGGAATGGTTACACTCAATCAGTAGGTGTGTAAGCCCTGGAAATTGGTATTTTAGATAATACGTATCGGTTGCATATAAAACCTTGTCTCCGGCTAAACTGGAGAGCAGAAATCCTAAAGGTTCTGCCGCATCATGCTGCACATCGAACGGTAGGATGGTCCATGTATCGATTGTAAAACTTACTTTCGCTTTGATAAGATGGAGCCTATTATTTGATTCAAGCCCAAGCTCTTTCGCTGTGCCGGCACTCATATAGCAATCAATTCCACGATGCAGCATATCTTTCACGGCTTTTGCATGGTCCATATGTTCATGTGTAATCAAAACGCCGCCGATCGATGAAAGTTTGAAGTCTAGTTTCTTTTGTATCTCCTTAAAGGGGATGCCGCACTCCAAAAGAATTGAAGTACGGCCGTCATTTATTTTGTATAAGTTTCCGCTTGATCCGGAAGAGAATGCTTTGATGTCCATTAGAAATCAGGACCTTTTGTTGCAGTTTTCGTTGTTTTGTTTACAATTTCGACCTTTTCAGCAACGGTTTTAGGCGATTCGTTCACGTTTTTCGGGATATCAATAACAGGTTGTGCCTGCGGTAATTCTGTGGTAAGGACTTCTTTATTCGCATTTTCATGAATTTCATTCAATGGCTTTTCAACTGGATAATCTGGTGTAACATCGATGATTTCATCTGCTGTCTGTAAACCCATACTGAGTTCAGGAGCCGTAGTTCGAATAAACCAAGCGGCGGCACGATAGCGAAGCATCTGATCAGGCATTGACTGCCATTTACTACCGTTCTTCGCATACCAGCCTTCGTCTTTGGCAATCTTGATCGTCACCTCAGGTCCCTCAAGCACTTCCCCAGTAAATTTCTCTGTAGCCCAAGCAATTATGCCCTGTGAGTCTGTACTCTTTTTTCCAGTTTCTTTATAGTGGATTGAGCTGTATTTACCACACATATTGAATGTGGCGATAAGGAATTTCGAACTCCATCCTGGATTACCATACACAACATACAGGTTTTGCATAACCATCAGCGGATCAGCATTCATCCGAATAGCCATGTTCAATGCAATCACACAATTCCCTAAATTATCTTTTCCTTTAAACTGCGGTGGTACTAATGACGAGGACGAAAACATTTGTGCCATCCTCTGCATCAGCTCAAAACTTGCCATACTACTGAACCCTGCCGTTACATTTGAATCTATACTTTGAATTTCGTTTCCCATTTACATAGCCTCCTGTAATTCATTTTCTGCCGTTTCGATACGGAGAACTTGATCTGCTTTGCTAACAACGAGCCGTATTACTTGTGATTTCATCGGAATAAGATCTGTAACCGATTCGCTGCCATCAATGAAAACTGGTGCTTCTGCTTTGTAAAACTCAGAAAGTGTATTAATAATGTCTAGCCCTGTATTGTAGGTACCGCCTGTATTTAACTCATTCGTATACGGAACACCATTTTCACCAAGTGTTTCGCAACATTCTTTAAGTCCACCATTGATCTGCGTTTCGAATAACTTGAAGCGAGCCAGTTTAAATTTGCTGTTGATTTTTTCTTCCATGATCGAAACTTTCGTTTGAATAAACTCATTTGTCAGGAAAATCTGATGTTCGATCTTTTCAAAAGATGCACTAAGTTTGCTTTGTTCCACTTCTAATTCCTTGATGCGGTCTTCTCCAGCTTGATGCTTTTGGAGAGTAGCAACCTTTTCTTGGCGAGACTGAATATCGACATCAAACATTTTGACAGCATCATTCAGTTTGCGAATTTCTTCATTGTTGCCAGCTTTCAGCTCCTTGATTTCCGACTCAAGATCTTCTTTTTGATTTTCGAGCACTACATAGGTTCCATCATTGTGATAATCAGCAATCGTAGTTGCTTTGCTTTCGAGGGCTTTTATTTCATCATCGATCGCAACCAGTTTAGCTTCATTAGCGTTAATGTCTTTTGTGATACCTTCGATCTGAGCGGCATCGGCTTCCATTTGAGCTTTTTTCTTCTTACCGGATTCGTTGATTTCTTTCAATCGATTTGCTTTATCCAAATTGAAAGCTTCGAGAAGTTTTGCGTTTGTGGCTTCAATTTGGTCTGCAGGTAAATGCTGTCCGCAGGTCGGGCAAATATCCTCTCCTGAAGCTGTGAAAATTTCTTCATCAACAATGTCCCACCGTTTTCGGAGAGAAACAATTTCTGCACCCGTTTTTGTGATACAGGCTGTAATTGCGTCTGCACGCTTTTTATAATCATTGGTAGCACTTTGTAGCCGTGCTTTCTTTTGCTCTAGTCCAGCCTTAAGTGATTCATTTAAAAGGGCTTCTTTATTGATTTCATGGTCATATTTATTTTTTATTTGGATCTGCTGGGCTTCAATTTCAGCAATCTGTTTTTCTTTGGCGGCAACTGCACCACCGCTTTGAATCTGAACAATCTTCCGACTAACTTCACTTTGCTGTTTCCGGAGAGATTCGATTTCCGTATTCAGTACAGATTCAAGTAAAATCCCTTCTATATCAGGCAATCCACGCTGTACTTCATCGATACGAACCGGCAGTTTTTCAATTTCTTTGTTGATTTTGGTTTTCTGTGCTAAAAGGATGGCGCGAAAGTCTTCAAGACTATGGTCACCAAGGAGTAACTCTAGCTCCTGTAAATTCTTATTGCCTGCAATAACATCATGGTCTGATACATCACCGCAAACTTCAATTAATATCTTGCGACGATCCTGCCAATGCAGACTGTTGAAATAAAATGGGCTTGTGATTAGTCGGAAGACCTCTTCCGGAATGATTTTATTAATCAATTCGGTAAATTGTTTTGCACTAACAGGAACATTATCAACCTCAAAATCTGTTGTATGTGTGCTGAATGTGGCTTGTGCCGCTCCACTAATTCTTTTCCATTTTTCATGATAATTACGTTTGAGCTGCAACGGTTTGCCTGAATCCAGTTCCAAAATAAGCTCAACTTCATGCTCCAGTCCATGATCAATGCTTGGATGGCCTTTTTCGTCTTTGAGTTTCACCTGATCTTTCATTTCAACATTCGTGCTGCTCTTACCAAAGAGAGTCCATGTAAATGCATCAAATATGGTTGTTTTACCTGCTCCATTGGTACCGAAAATGTCCATGTCTTTTCCATCAAAATCGATAACCATGTCCTTAACTTTCTTGAAGTTGTGCATCGTTATTTTTAATAATCTCATTTTTATCTGCCTCCTCGTTGTTTTCAAAATCCTCAAGCGTTGGGCTGAGGTACTGCATGACATTTTCGCCTAAAAATCGAAGAAGCGTAGTTCTCCGATCTGCATTGCACATGAGAGTACCTAGTCTGATTGTTTTATCCATGCACATCGTCCTCAACCGCTAAATGAAACCTTGTAGCAATTTCATTTATACGTTTCATACGGGATGGAATAATGGGGATACATGATCGATCGTCATGGCAAACCGGAACCATTTGACCATGTACGAAAATCCGGTCGTAGCTTTCACCCTCTGTAAATGTGCGGCCGCAACGAAAGCAAAATGTTCGATCTGTTCGATCTAACGAATGGCCATGATTCCCATTAATACCCCTGCCAGTATCAGCAGTACCATCAAGTACCCGCGTGGAGTTAATATATCGATTTTTTGAAGCTCCTTTTTCTGCAGCATGTATTCTCATCCTCATTTCAAGCTGTAATTTGGTATGCAATGTCGTGCGTAAATCTTTGACCTTACCTGCGAATACAAAGATTTTTTCCACTTTATTTCCCCTCCTGATTCTGTTGTGCTATAATCTAACTAATGAAATTTTTCTAAACCACGGACCGTGTCAGCGCCAACTGATGCGGTCTTTTTTTTCGTAATTCGATAAAATCCAAACGTTGCTGAATGATATCTGGCTTACATAAAGCCCTTGCCAGTGCTACCGTTGATTCAATTTGTGGTAGTCCGGCTCCGCGTTCCCAACGAAGCAATGATTCATAAGATACAATCTGTTTTCCTTTGCTGCTTAGTTGGTTCACTTTCATATAAAGCTGGATGATTGTCCAACCTTTTGCCTCTCTTGCCGCCTTTAGGATTGTGCCAAAATCACTATACTTTCTTTTTGATGCATCATCACAATTGGAATGATTTGCATTGTAATCCATTGCATGTCACCTCCCTTCGAAGAGGTATAAGATACAAGTGAGGACTTCCTCACCCCATCAGCCTGCCACTTGGTAGGCTTTCTTTTTAAGCACTTTCTAATTTGTTTTTCAAAAACTTCTGTTTGCTTTTTAAATAGTTTCTAAAATCATCTCGCATGATAAACCAACGCTTTCCTTCACGCGAAGCAGGAATTTTCCCCTGTTTACACAATTCACCAACAAAAGGTCTACTGACGTGCAAAATTTCTGCTATGTCATTGATCGACATAACATATGGTATTGGATCTTTAAGTTGCGATTCATCTTCCAACTCTATAATGCGCTGTCTTTGTGCTTCAATGATTTTTTGTGCCTCATCTGCAATTTCTATTAGCTGACGCACGATTGATACTGAACGAATACTGAGATTGTCCATTTGCTTCCCCTCCTATGCTGTGGTTCTGTTTTGTTAACTACACTTTTCGTGTAGTAACTCATCAAAAAAAATATTCATATCAAATGATGGAAAGGCTCTTTTAAATCGCCCCATAAAATTTCTAGAAGGTTTTCTTCCTCCTGATTCGATTTTTTCATAAAGAGATAATGATATCCCTAGTGAATCTGCCATAGCTTGCCTAGACAGGCTTTTGTCCTTTCTAAAATCCTCTAAGCATCTCATATTTATCACCTCCTACACATTTCGTGTGTTTCTATATTCATATAATATACCACACTAAGTGTGATGTCAATAAATTTGTACACTTTTTGTGTGTTTTATTTTTTTCACACGTTTTGTGTGTTATAGTTAATTCGTAAAGGAGAGATTATATGATTAGATTAAAATTGCTCCGCGAAAATAAAAAAATAACTCAAGCTGAACTTAGTACTATTTTGAAGATTTCTCCCAGTACCATTGGTATGTATGAACAAGGACGGCGCGAACCGGATAGTTCAACACTGAAAAAAATAGCCAATTACTTCAACGTATCCATCGACTACCTTCTTGGTAATAGCGAATTCCCGCTTTCTAATGAATTTGCATTACCAGCGGAAAATAAAAGAATACCAATCATTGGGACTGTTCGATGTGGACCCAATGGATTGGCCTATGAATACATAGATGACTTTGTCTTCATTGATGCAAATATAAAAGGCGATATCCGCGGTTTTCATTGTAAAGGTGACAGTATGACGGGTCTTGGCATTTTTGACGGTGACACCGCTATTGTGCGAATACAAGACACTGTGGAAAATGGCGAATTAGCCGTCCTCGTAATTAATGGTGATGAGGGTACTTTAAAACGTGTTCGTCTTCAAGAAAATGTAATTGTATTAGAAGCAGCAAACTCTGATTATCCTCCACGAATATTCGCAGGACACGAGATGAATTTAATTAAGATCGTTGGTAAAGTAATTGAGATAAGAAGAAAATTCTAGATCGGTCTGCATATAAAGATAGGAGTTGTGAGTGTGCAAAAAATCAAACAATTTTGGATTCTAATTTTTTGTATTATGATATTATCTGCTATTATGTATGTGCCCTACCACCTAAAAAATTCGCAGTATGAAAAGTTTATAGGATATGGAGTGATTTTCAACCACTCAGTAAAAAGCCGTTTTACATCTGATGACCCTAAAAAACTCATTCAAGAAATAAATTTACAAGACCATATGAGTATTGATTACGGAACAGTTGCAATGGAGTTTATTGGAATTACAGCTTTTTGTGGAATAGGATATACTCTCAGTAACATGATATACAGAAACAAATAAACATCATAGGATTTTGCTTATAGTTTAAAATTGGTGGTGATGACTCATGGATGCTGATTTTTTATTCCCATATATAGGAATGTGGATTTCCTTTATGCTAGGATCTCAACTAGAAAAAAATTCTAGTAATACAGCCTTACTATTAATATTTTGTGTTTTTTCTATGGGATATTCCGTATACGTATCCCGTAAGTTACATAAAAATGATAAAGGAGAATGATTGATTATGAAAAGGATTTCTTTACTCGCACTACTTACTTTATTCTTATTTAGCTGTACAGCATTTGCAGCGGAAGGTTCCCTACTCCATAAACCAATGACTAAGATTGGAGTCGTTATTGTTGGGAATGCTGACGTTAAAACCCCAGATTATTTCAACTCAATTGCAGAAAAATTAGCTGACCAAAGTGGGAAAATATATACCATCGAAACTGGTACCGTGGCTCAAAGTAAATATCAACAATACTGGTTTGACAAGGGCTTTTTGGATGAACAAAAACTGACTAAACAGGATTTAAATGATTTTGTGAAATATAGCGGATATGATAAAGTTCTATTTCTTAATGTAGCAGATCCTGTAATGGAAAAAACGTCGGTTCCAGCTGGTTGGTTCACTACAGTGCAACAAACTAGGGCATCAATTGAAGTCAAGGCTTACTTGACGGATGCCACAACCATAATAAAAGCCATTGATGTATCGAAGGAAGATGATTCACAAGCTAGTGAGCTTAGGGCTAAGCGTGGTGCCTTTCAAAAAGATATAAATGAAATAGCAACACAATTAAATGGATTTTTGAAATAAAAATTAGGTTATTATTTTTTACAGATAAAAAAAAGCCGCCCCCATTAAGGAGGCGGCAAAAAAATAAGCATAAAAAGAACGCATGTGCTGAAAGGAGTGATTTTATGGCTTATATCTATAAACGAGGTAAAACCTATACTTATTCTGTTGAATCTGGTCGTGATAACCATGGAAAACGTAAAAAAATAATAAAAGGTGGTTTTCGAACAAAAAAAGAAGCCCAGCAAGCTGCTGCTAAAGTAGAAACTCAGTGTGCAAATGGAACTTTCGTTTTCGAAAGTGGTATAACGGCTGCTGAATTTGCCGATGAATGGTATATTCAACACGCAAAAAGTATAAAGGTATCATCATCACATAATGAAAAATATCAAAAAGATATTTTCAAAAACTATTTTGGTGAAAAGCCATTAAAAAAAGTTTCACGTAAAGATTTTCAGATTTTCATTGATAATATAGTCAATAGAAAAAGCAGATATGACAAACCATATTCAAGGCGAACACTTAGTAGTATCGTAAAATTAGCAAAGCAAATATTTCGCTCTGCTCTTGAACACGAATTAATCGCTAAAGACCCTACCGTTTATACTTCCCTACCACGAGAAAAAGACAAAATTCTTACCGAGCAAGAAGCCCTACCAAAGTATTTAGAAAAAGATCAATTAAAAGTATTTCTTGACTATACCAAAAAAAATGGAATCTTCGCTTATATGTATCCACTCATTATGACACTGACATATACCGGCTGTCGGATTTCAGAAATAACCGCTTTACAGTGGGAAGATATTGATTTTGAAGAGAATACCATTCGAATAAATAAAGATATATTCTTTCTAAGCGAGTTAAAAAGAGAATTTATATTTCAAACTCCAAAAACAAAAAAAAGTATGCGAACCATAAAAGTATCTAAAATATTAATGGACGTTTTAAAGGATCACCGTAAAGCACAGCATGAAGATAAGATGTTAAATCGAAAACTGTACCAAGAAAATTCGTTTGTTTTCACTGGTCAGTGCAAAGATCCTATTAAACCATATGGAGCCCCGCTCCCCAACTCACGCGTGCAAAACTTTATGTACAAGGCAGCGCGTGAAACAGGTTTTTTAGGTATACACCCACATTCACTTCGCCATACACATGTTTCACTGCTAGCGGAGGCTGGAGTACCTCTGGAAGTGATCCTTGATCGGCTTGGTCATGCGGATGATAAAATGGTTAGAAAAATTTATTTACATGTAACAAAAACGCTAAAAAAAGAAGCTGTACAAAAGTTCGATGAACTGATGAGCAGCTAATTTTTAAAAAAGCGTCAACAAAATGTCAACAAATTCACTTTTATATGGTCGTAAGCCCTTATAAATCAACGTTCTCGACAAAATTACATTTGACCAATCATTTTATGTGTCTGAGGGATAACCCGGACATCTCGCAAAACCTCTAGTGCACATTTTTGATAATGTAACACATCATCGGCTGAACAGGCGTTACAACCATTAACAGGTGTAACTGGTTGTATAATAAAAGGTATTGAAGAATCTATATCTTTTACCAAACTAATTGCTTTATTAAATTCTTCCTTCGTTGTCTCAGCAGAAACTACTAATTTAATATAAAGTTCTTTCTGTTTGGCAAGCATTAAAAAGTCCCGATGTTCATTCCATAGTTCTTTACCAGTTATACTAGGCAGCTTGATATCCATACTAATTATATCGATATCATCAATTACTTTAGCAAGCTCTTCCACTAATGTCCCATTTGTTTCCAAAAAAAGTTTACAGTCTAAGTGTGCTGCTAATGCATGAATAAAATCAGCCCGATATAACGGTTCTCCTCCCGTAAAGCTTATCGAGTGATGCGGTGTAAGCAATAAATGGTTGATATGTTCCGCTAATAAAGCCACCGGCACCGGATTTTTAAGTTGAATAAATTGACGCTGCCCTGCCGCTTTTTCCGTCATACAATATTTATAAGGTGCGTGTGAAACTAAGGTATCGCAATATTTACATTTCAAATTGCATCCTGAAAAACGAACAAAAACTTGCCGATAGCCGACATACTTGCCTTCACCTTGAATTGATGAAAAAACTTCTACTATATTTGCTTGCACTGTCATTCACCCTTACTATATGAAACTGCAGATTTTTGTGATTCCCAAACTTTTACAGCTTTTACTTTACAATTTGCTTCAAACAACGGACTAGTTTCCAATTCATTATAAATATAAATTGCAATGTTTTCCGCTGTCGGATTATTATTTTCTTGAAATATCGGCAATTCATTTAGATATTGATGGTCTAAACGATCCAT